CCACCAGTTCCAATATATAATTCAGCTCTTTCTGAATCTAAATTTGAACTATCATTTGTTGTTACTGTTGCACCTAAATAACCTTTAGCTGTAATTCGTTTTCTTATTCTTTTTTCGTCTTGACTTAGTGCCATTTTATTCTATATCTTTTCTTGTTGTTCCTTCGCCTAAACTATCTAAAGGCATCATATTACTTTGCATATAAACATTTTCACTTGCGCCACCCATAGAGTTCATATCTTCAAAAGACCTAACTTCATCAGGCGAAATAACACCAATGTTTACAAGTGTTCTATAATAGTCTGCTCTTGACTTAGAGTCTCCTCTTAATAGAGCAGTTAAGTTGAATTTAAAATATTGTGAACCTTTCTTATTGAAAGGAATTAACTTTTGATTAAGTGCCATCTCAATACGCTTAATCCAAGGTGTAATAGTGTGTACCACAAAATCTATTTGCTGTGCCTCTATGTTAGAATAGGTAGCGTTAGATAAATCGTTAACGAGATGGTTAGGTACTCTAAAAATTCTACAAATATCACTAATTTGATATTGTCTAGTCTCAAGGAATTGTGCTTGATTGTTTGGTATCTGTCGTGGAGAGAAGTCCATTCCTTCTTCTAAAATTGCAGTTTTACCTGCATTGATAGAACCACTATAAGTTTGATTCCAACTAGCTCGTAATCTCTTAGCAGTCTCAGGCTTTAATGTTCCTGGGTGTTTAAGAATACCACCTACAGATGCTCCGTTCTTAAAAAATGAACCTGCAAATTGTTCTATAGATAAAGATATACCTAAAGACTCTGCTGCACTTTGTATTGGTGACTTACCCATAATACCATCACAAGACAATCCTTTTATGTGAATCATATTCTCAGAAGTCACTTTACCAGTAATAGGATAAGGTATAGTTTCGTTTTGGTCTATTTCATAATAAACTTCTCTACCATCAGGTGATACATAGACACTTACATCATCACATTGGATAGGGATTATTTGAGTAGGTAGACCACCATTGTTTCTTTCTATGTAAGCATAAAAGTTACCATCTAAACAAAGGTCTACTAGGACTCTTTCAAAAAAGCTAAAAGAGTTATAGAGAGTTGAAGGTTGCTCTCCTACTAAAGAGTGAAGTGGATTATCAGATAATATATATCTTTTATCATTTGCATCTTTTTCGTATAACGAGATAGGTAGAGAAGCTATTGTTTCAGAGATTACTTTTACGCAACTCCAAACTGTTGAAAGTCTAAGAGCAGTATCTTTTGATATTACTTGATTTGATGAGTTTCCAAATACAGTTGGATTACCATACAAACTTGTGTTGTAAAACCTTTCCTCTTTGTTAGGTTCTACTTGTGGTTTTCTTCTGAAAAAATCTAATAGTGTTGCCAAATCCCTAGTGGTTTTAATGTACCTTATCCATATAGATATATATAAAGTGTGTTTTTGTGAACCCTTTATTTATATTTTTTTTTAAGATAATTTGTAATCCTTTGTAAGTACTTGTAAATCTGCCTTGGAGATACCTTTTTTATCTTAGCAATTTCAGTTACTTTTAGATTATAAACATATCTCATTTCGATTATTTCTCTTTCTTTTTTAGTAAGTAAGTGATGTATATCAATCCAAACTTTATCAGCTAAAGGATTGTACTCAGTATCGTCTATATCTATAAATGGTATTTGTTGTCTGTACTTCTTGTGAAATGGTGAAGTACTAGAGAATACTTGGTTTGTAATTATTCTAGCAATATAGAATTTAAAGTGTCCTCTTTCGTGAATCGTTTGTATAGATTCATCATTTTGAGTTAATAGTATTAAACAAACCTCTTGAACTAAATCATCAACAAGGTAAAGGTTTTTATTGCTCCTGAGAACATTAGTACAAATCTCTCTAATAGAGTTGTATTCTTTTTCTATTATCTCATTCTTAGATAAAAAATATTTCTTTGTCATCGTAAGCTGAGCCACCCTTATTCTTGTTTTCCATAGCTTCAGATAGTGCCATAAGACAAGCTATAACACCATCCACTTTTTCGTTTGATTTACTTTTATCTACCTTTACGTTAGCAGCAGGATCGAATGTAAGTACTACGTTACTCATCATCCATCTTAGAACTGGATTACCACCGTGTCTAACCTTACCACTTAATATTAATGTTTCAAATTCTTTTGTTGCAGGTGACATTGTTTTATAACCTTGACCTACAGGTATCATAGGACAACCTTCCTCAGTCAAGTCGATTACAATTTGACTAGCGTTCCATCTATCATAACAAATGGATTGTATTCTATATTTTAAACTTAATTCATTTATTTTAGCTTTGATAAAATTATAATCC